TACATGACGTGGTTGACTCTTTATGGCTCTTGTTGCAGGGATGTGGCGTGGGATTCACACCTGTTGTCGGAACACTATCGGGTTTCACATCCCCAATCAAAGATGTGCAAGTCATCCATTCAAGAAGAATTAAGAAGGGAGGGCATGAAGGAAACAAAGAGACTTTCGATAATGGGGCTTGGTCACTTACAGTTGGAGACTCCGCTGAAGCATGGGCAAAGTCTATCGGTAAAATTCTGGCATTCAAAGGGAAAGCTTCAAAGTTCATACTTGATCTCTCACAGCTCAGACCAGCAGGGCAAAGACTCAGCGGATATGGATGGATCTCAAGCGGTGATGTTCCCCTCGCTAAAGCCTTTACAGCTATCGTTCAAATTCTAAACAAGAAGTCTGGTGCTTTGCTGAGTAGGATAGACATATTAGATATTATGAATTGGTTGGGTACTATCCTAAGTAGCCGTAGGTCAGCGGAGATAGCCTTAATGTACTATGATAATCCTGAGTGGGAGGAGTTTGCCAGATCTAAAGATAACTTAGTAGAAACCCCACACAGGAGCCAGTCCAATAACTCTGTAGTATTCTGGAGAGAACCCAGTAAGACTGAGCTTGAACAATTCTTCAAGATCATGGAGGAGTCTGGTGGTTCTGAGCCGGGAATCATTAATGGTGAGGAGGCTAGACGTAGAGCCCCTTGGTTCTCTGGTGTTAATCCTTGTGCTGAGATACTCTTGGGAAATAAAAGTTTCTGTAACTTATCTGAGGTAGACGTAGGGAAGTTCAAGAATGACAGCGATGGTTTAGCCAGAGCAATCTACCTGATAGCCAGAGCTAACTATCGGCAGACTTTAGTGAATTTAGATGACGGTATTCTTCAGCGTACTTGGCATGAGAACAATGAGTATCTCAGGTTATGTGGTGTAGGACTTACAGGTATTGTGAGAAGACCTGATCTATCTGAGTATGACTTCAAGAATCTGAAGAACATAGCGATACATGGAGCTTACTCTATGGCAGATGAGTTAGGAACTCAAAGACCCAAGAATGTAACTACCATTAAACCTAGTGGAACTCTGAGTAAAATCATGGATACTACTGAAGGATGCCATAAACCTGAAGGTAAATATATTTTCAATAATGTTAACTTCAGTATCAATGATCCTATGGTTCCAAAGTTAAGGGAAGCTGGGTATCGTGTAGTGAACAACCCTGTAGATGAATATAATGTTATTGTTACTTTCCCGGTTGCTTGGGAAGACATAAGGTTTAGTCAAGACCCAAACTCAAAGGAGGAAGAAAGATATGTCAACATGGAGTCGGCCATTGACCAAATGGTTCGCTACAAATTTCTTATGGATAACTACGCTGAGCAGAACTGCTCGATCACTGTATCTTATACAAAAGATGAAATCCCATCTATTATTGATTGGATCAAATCTAATTGGTCTTCTTACGTTGGTGTTAGTTTTCTTCCCCGTATGTCTGAGGAGGAGAAGGCAGGATATGAGTATCTCCCCCAACAAGTTGTCAGCAAAGCAGTCTACGAAGAATATGTGGCACAACTTTCCGAGGTGGATTGGGAGAAGACGCTAGGCATCCATGAGCTTGAGGATGATGAATGTTCAAGTGGAGCTTGTCCAGTAAAGTAGAGTGATTCATAAGATATATACTTAATTAGCTACCTTAGGAGACTTTTCAAAATGTCAAGATATACAAATGCAGAAGATTTAAATCATATTATAATTACTGATGGGTTACTAAAGGAATTACATGAAATATTTCCAGATTCCTTACCCTCTAAATTGGTAAGTGAGCCTGAGCTATGTAAACTTATAGGTCAGCAACAGGTTATAAGGTGGCTTAAAGACAAACAAGAAGAAATAAAAGAAGCATCTTACAAGGGAGATAAGACTAGTGTTAGAGTTACTTAATATTTTAATGTGTATGGGTGGAGGAAGACCACCAGCTCCTACACCTCCACCTCCACCGCCAAGCCCACCTGCACCGATAGCTGAGGTTTCTACTAAAGCTACTGTAGCTAGGAAGACAGGTGGTAAAGGTGTTGGAACTACTAAGACTAAGATGGCGAGGAAATCCAAAGGTAAGTCTAGATTTACTAGACCTCCTTCCGGGCCTACTGGACTGAATATAGGTTAACTATGTGTGATCCTACAGGTATAGCGATTGGGGCAGCCATAGGTGCAGCTACTTCAGCAGCCACAGGTCAAGACCCTCTGATGGGGGCAGTTCTTGGTGGAGCAACCGGTGGGCTTTCACCGGGAAGTGTTGGTGTTCAAAATTTTCTAGGGCCTACGTTAACTGGTGCTCCTTTAGCTGCTACTATATCAGCTTCCGGTGTAGGTATGGCTGCTGGTCTAGGTTTAGCCGGTGGATTTGTTATGAATCAGATTGCACCGAAACCTTATGAATACCCTAGTGACTATGGTTCTCAACAAATACAACAAGCTCAAACTTCTCCACATAAAATTACTGGCTCTGGTGGGGCACAAGCTTCTGCACTATTGGCCTCTGAGATACAGAGAGTTAAACGAACTAGAGCTAAAACACAAACGTCAGCCCTAAATACACAAGCATTTCAAACTACAGGATTACAGTTAGCATGACAGATATAAGCAAACGATATGGAGACTTAACTCGTAGGAGACAGAACTTCTTAGAACGTGCCTATG